GTACAAAGAGTGTAGATTTATGTCCTAATGCTCAGAAACTAGATGAAATTACTACACAGATTGTATTGAGGATCGCACAGAAACATGGAACAGAAAACGAAGATTACGTATATAACATGTTAACTACAGGACGTTGGCAAGATGATCCAGTTGGTGCTGATTATTATACTTGCAAAGTTTGTGGACAAGCTATCGAGCTAGATTGGGTAGAATGCCCAACTTGCCGTACACGTCTAAGATCGACTCGACCTAAATCATTAATATGAAATTGCATGCAGCTAGACCTTACTTTTGATCTGAAGAACCTTTAATATTTGTGAAGATTCAGATTAGAAAGTGAGGTCTTTTTCTATGGCAGAACAGCATCCACAACAGCCTGATCGTCTATTTATAGAGATCCCTGAATTCAACATGACACTGTTTGACGGATCTAGAGTCAAACTTGGTAGATTTGATTCAACTATTTGGATTGTGTCACATGGTTGGTATTCTTGGGGAGGAAATCGTCCTGTATGTGGTTGGTATTTAATTAACATGGCAAATCCTTGTGATATTAAACCTCTGCAGAAAACTGATCTCGATGACATATATTTTGCAGAAATTTAATTTCTGAAGAGGGGGTGCATAAGCTTTGAAGTACCTACGTGTACCTGATTCCGATATACGCTTAGTTGAAGGTAACGTGATAATCCTTCAGAAATATCCAACAATTAAATGGATTCTAAACAATGGTTGGTATGAGTATCAAGGTGATATGGTAGATGGGTGGTATATTACATCCGAAACTGATGAAACAGTTTTACCAATCACTGAAGAGGAACTAGAAGGCGTAGTAATTGTATCAACAAAATACAACGATGCATTACCACCTTATCCTTATTTAGATGAGCCACAATATCCTCCAGTGAATCCGTTACCACCGTGTCCTCCAGAGCCACCGCCACCACCACCGGTTCCCCCTGAACCACCGACACCTGAACCTATACCACCTGAAAGATTACCAGCATTCTTCTCACAAGCACTTAAAACACAATTAGAACAAGCCTTTATATCTGTAGCGACTGTAGAGGAACGCGATGCAATTAAGAACGTACCTGATGGTAAGATTGTTCGAGTAAATGATGTATTAGGCAAGCCAAAATATTATGAATGGTTTGAAGAAGGAAACTGCTGGAGAAATTTTGATTTAATTACGGCAGATATTTTAGATGAGCTGCTACAAGCTTATCTAAGTCATGTAGAGGTTGCTGCAGGCTCAGGATTAGCTGGAGGCGGAACACTTGATAATAGCATAACGTTATCTCACGACAATACTGGTACAGGTTCTAGTCAAACATACACCGGTGCAACTTTGCTAGAATTAATCAGCAGTGTATCGGTAGATGAATTCGGTCATGTTTCTACAGCTGAAATTGCTGATATTACTGAAGCAGTTGCAGATACCGCACAGCTTGTAATCGATAATGATCCGGATATTGCAAGAATAAACGACATACCTACATGGCATGTTGTTACTACATAGAAGAAATACATCATAGGAGGTTTAATATATGGCTTCTGCAGATTCCAGAGTACTATTTAGCTATGTACCTACAGGCAAAACAGTACCATCCGTCAGAGATGCAAATACTATCTATTTTGCGGTAGATGAAAAGCAAATATATGTAGGTGCTGATCTTATTTCTAAAGATTATGCATCTGAAATACAAGCATTAGTAGATGCACAGATTTCTGTAGTTATTACAGGTTCAGGTAATGTAGTATCTAATGCACAATTTGATTCTTCTACTAATACACTTACACTTACTATGTCAAGTTTGCCTGCCGCTGCAGCTTACACAATGACAGAAAAATCAACACCAACTGCTGGTAGTATTGCAACTTATGAACTTTTAAAAGATGGTGTTGCGGAAGGTGATGCAATTGAAATACCTGGATATACTATTGTACGAGAGGGTACACCAGATGCTGGATATTCTGCAACATATCAGCTTTATCAAGGTTCAACAGCTGTAGGTGCTAAAATCAACATACCAAAGGATATGGTAGTTGAATCGGGTACAGTTGTAGACATTACATACAGTAACAATAAACTTTGGGATGCATCTATATTCACCACAGCTTACATTGTTGATGGCGCTACTGCATTATCTGCGGGATGGTTGTCTTTAACAGATGGTGGTGAACCATTAACTCCTGTAGAAGGTACAGTGTATAAAGTAGCAACTGCTGGTGAATATCAGAATAAGATGTATGATTGGGATACATCTAATACAACCTATGTACTTAATACTACAGGTACCGATGTAACTGAACTTATTAAAGGCGCTGGCGGCACAGCAACTTCTGCAGATGCTGGTAAGTACATTAAACTTGTTATTGCAAATGCTACAGATGATATATTGTACATTGCAGCTAAATCACTTGTAGATGTATATACCACAGAACAGAATGCTACGCAAGTTCAATTAACTATTGACCAAAATAATGTAATATCTGCAGTATTAGTAGATGGTGGTGTTACATCATCTAAATTAAATATCGCAGCACATGCAGAAACACAAGCAGCGGGTGCGGATGGATTAGCACTATCTGTAACAACAACAAATGGACAAGTGTCTGCAATTTCTGGTTCTATTGCACCTAACACGTATGATGCATATGGATCGGCGGCTGCAGCTATTGCAACTTGGACAGTAGTTTCTTAATAATATGAATATCAGTGATATGTCTGTCACTTCTCTCTTCTTATCAACTGGATCACCTTATATAAGTACAAATAACTTATATAGGGTGATTCTTTTTTATCATATGTCATTAAGAGGTACATGTTACATGCCTGAAGAAATTTGGTCAGATATACCAGGATATGAAAGCTACTATCAAGCTTCTGATCAAGGTAGGATAAGAAGCTTAGATAGGGAAGTTAAACATGGTAAATATGTATATGTTCGAAAAGGTGTTGTTCGTGCACCATTTGAAAATCAAGGATACTACAACATAACACTGAATAAATCTGGTGTAGAAACAACATATCCTGTTCATAGATTAATAGCAATGACGTTCCTACCTAATCCAAATAATCTACCTTGTGTAAATCATATAGATGGAAATAAACAAAACAATTCAATAGATAATTTAGAATGGATAACTTATGTAGATAATACTCAACATGCAATTGCTACGGGTTTATTTAATCCTGAACAATCTAGAATAAACGGATGCAAAGCAACAGATGTAGTTGCAATTCGTGTTCAATGTGATGACACAGGTGAGATATTTGAATCTATTAAATCTGCAGAGAAATATATAAAATCTGAATGCATACATGATAATATTCATAAACATAAGAGGTCCCATAATGGGCGAGGTTGGATGTTTCATATCATATCCGAAGATTATTATCAACTTCATAAAGATGATATAGTAGATGTAGACAGATGCAATAAAATTCATGCTGCAATACGACAGAGAATAAAATCTCAAGGACGAGCAGTTAAGATATATTGTGTTGAACGAGATATTCATTATTCTAGTCGATCCGCAGCTGCTAGAGATAATAATATGGACGTAGAAACTATTAATCTTGCAATAAAAGAGAATCGAAAAGCTAAAGACTTAACATTTAAGATAGATGAATAGGAGGACATACCATGCCTAAAGAAATTTGGTCAGAAGGTAGAGTGTGCGGGCTCTCTGCGTACGAGGTATATGTAAAACAGCATCTTAGCGAAGATCCAGACACGCCGCCTGCAACAGAACGTGAATGGTTAGCTTCAAGTTTAACTAATGGTAGTTCAATGTTATTGAAAGTACCTAATACTGATCCATCACTTGCCGATGATGGTCATACCATGTTACAGATACAGTTACCTGCAACATCTAGATTAGCTGCAGCAAATACTATTGTAGCTCAGTTCTTTGACGGTGATGTAGATAGTAGTGTATTTGTTAATAACTGGGCAACGCGCATTACAGATTATGGAAGCTTGATTGCTAATTATGCAGGTACAGGAAATGCACCGGATGGTGAAATGACATCTGCGGATAATTTAGATACTAACAAAGTTCCTATAAAAACATTACAAGATTGGAATACTACTAAGAAGCAGCAGTTAGTAGATTATTTGAAAATTGTAGATGGCGTTGTATTACAACCAGGTGTATGGAGCGAAGCTGATCAAGAATTTCAACCACCTCAAAGTGATTTCCAAGCTAATTTGGGTGCAAATTCATACCCAACCATTCGTCTACATGTACGAGGTAAAATAACCAGCAATCCATTAGTACTACTCACGGGATTTAGCATAAGATCTGTACTTGCAGGTATTTCTGGTACAGATACTACACTCGATACTAATTCACCATCTGATGGAGATTTCTTAGGTCCTGCAGTGTTCCCTTGGGCAGCTAAAATTGTATTCAGTGTACCTAATTCTTATATTGGATATTTTGCTACTAGCGGATATGAACGTGGCCTTGTAACACCTACAGCATCTACTATAGACCCTGAGACTGGTCAGATAGCAGATCCAACCTACAAAGGTATCAAAGATATATCTGTAATAGATATGCAAGCAAGTAAACCTGAAACGTTCTACAATCCTGATTCATATTATCAAGATAGAATGGAAAGATTTTCTGATAATCCGCATAATCCTAGATATCAATATGATGTAACTAATTTTTCTACATTAGGTACTGTTCCAGATGATGGCGAATCTGTTTTAACAGTTTATCAAAGAAACGGAATATACCCACCAGCATTATACGGTACATTCATCAATGCAACTGGTGCACATTTCCTTAATCCTTTAGATGTGGTGGCTCCGGGTACCATTAAAATGATGAGTGATCAAGGACGTGACGGATTATACCAATATGAGGCTACATTTCCTGGTACACATGCAATAAGTAGAGGAGCTGATGGCAGACTTCAGATGATTGTGCAAACTGGTGTCGGACAAGCATACACAGATAAGACACAGTACACTTCATTCTACGTAGCTGACGTAGAGCAGTTCTACGTATACAACTATTCAAACACTTATTCAGATATGTATACTGCAGTTGATTCGGGAACTAGTTATTCTGACCAAGTATTCATAGCTCCTGGAATCAGTGCAACAAATAACTATCAAGATACACTTGAAGGTGCAGGTAGACCAACAGTATTTAAGACAAAAGTCGGCAAGCAATCAGCACTTACATTACTATTAGATACACAGCTTCGTGATTTAAGCGAAAGTGAATTTAATCAAAATGTATTAGGTATGAAGATTTCTTCTAATCCGTCTAATCAAAACAACATCGGTACTGCACCTATTCGTCTTACACATGGTAATTCGGATAATGATTTATCTTGGGCAGCATTACTAAATGCTCTTAGAAACAACAGAGCCATCGACATATTAGGTCTGAGATTGAAATCAGCAAAAGAAACCTTAACTTATAATTACAGTTATGGCCCATATCTTGAATTCGGTCCAAATACTAATTGTGTAGATGCATGGATTGTATCCGGCGCAACGTTGTATTCTAAGACATGGTTATCTACATTCTCAACACCTACCGCTGCTAATGCATCTACACCGCTTCCCGGATTTGTATATCGTGTAAAAACTCCAGGTGATTATTATGACCACGTTTATGAATGGCATGATGCAACAACATCTTATCAAGGCTATAGCGGTACTCCAATAGCTGCCCCAATGCGGTTGTATATCTCAAACACAGCACCTAATATAACAGATGTACCTGAAGGTTCAATTGGTATTGGTTGGGGATTTTCATCATAGAATTTAAGAGGTTACTCACATGGCACAATTAGTTCCAAATAATAATATATATCAAGCGGGTGCAAGTGTTGCGACATATTATATCATTCCAAGTAAGCTAACATACAGTAATGCATCTGTTACAACTTCTGGAAGTAGTTGGGTTGAGAAATCCAATATTGAAATATTATTAACAGATACAGAATCTCAACAGAATATCCACATGTACAATGAACATGTATGGGGATTTGATATACAAGCAGTACCAAGCGGAGATTCTTATTACAATCAATCTTGGTCAAATCACACAATAACTTTAGTATTCCATGAAGCTGCTCAGCATATTACACAAGGTACTTTACATGATTTAACTATACAAATAAGTAACATTTCCGCAGGTACTCGCAGCAGCTATTCAAGATACATACCAGTTATAAATCTTACAGATAGCACAGCTAGTGGATACGAAACAGGTTTCTGGATACAGTCATTAACACAGAGATTTTCTGGAGATAATGAATCAGGGGATCGTCGACTTGTAGGTGTATCTGCAAGGATTACATTCAGTATATCAAACACCACATCATCTAGTGAAACATTCGCATATCCATTCAATGATATAGATATGCTGTATGATGTAAACACTGGATCTGATACAGGTAGCAGTCGTGTAAGAAATGAATCTGTTGATTTAGTGTCCGGATTCAATAATGATGTATATGTTGTAAATCCTACCGGAGGACATTGGTTAACTATTGATTCTAACAATAAGATATATAGACGAGATGATACAACACCTCCAGTAGATGATCCAGACGGCTCGCATACTAGTATTGTTTGTATCCTTAATGCAGATAGTTCTGTAGTTGATTGGGCAGGTTCTGTATGTAGCACATCATTACTTGGTGAAGGTATTCCTGTATACACTATAAGCACTGATCCAAATGGCGGTAAGATACAAGCATACAACCAAAGTGGTACACCTTATTGGACAACAGCTACGCAATATTTATATAAAGTATCTGGCAGAACGTTACAGATACCATATACTACTAATAGTTTTCAACGATCTGGGTATGACTTCATTGGATTATCAACACAGTCAGTATCGCCCTCATCAATATCAATACCACCATTCAATTATACAACAGATGCAGATGCTGCATATTATGCAATATGGGATCTGAAATCCCCAATACATATAATGACATCAACAGGTTGGCAACAATATAGACCATCAGACCCATCCGGAGGTCAAGGTTATGTGTGGAGAGCTCAACACGGAGCTGATCCAAACAATCCTGATATGTCACAACCACTTGCATGGCACTTGGTTAAACCAATATATGTATGTAAAACTGTTGACGGTGTGAAACAATGGGTGAAGTGTGAGGATGTACTATGAGAATAACATGTGGATCAAAATCAAACAACATACCTGCAGGTACAATTGTAAATCAACTTGGCAAATACTTGTATAGACACTTAGATGGGGCATATAGCTTTAAGAAAAGCCCTAATGTGTATGATGTATATACGCTTGTAATCTATTCAATACCTAGCGAAATCGTTAAAATGTATAAGTTATATTCAGATACAAACGAAATGTCACTAGACATCAACATAACAACTTATGCAGATAAGATTCGAGTTAATATCAATCAAATGTCACCAGAAGAGAAAAACATAGGATTTGATACATATCCACTTGAATTATTTTCAAATATGAATGAAGCATATGACATAGTTTATAAGAAAATCGTTAAAAGAATTACAAAAGCATTTGGAGATTTTGATTTTTTGTTCTGATAAATTTTATGGAGGTGCGGCCATGCATAAATACAAATTCAGTAAAACAAGATGTAGAAAATGTATATATCATCGAGGTAATGATGGTAATACCTATTGTAACTATGCATCGATAACCGGTCAAACTTGCTTGCATCGTGGCGAGAAGGGTAAGATCTTGGATAGACGAGGTGATGATTACTATGATTGCCAGTTATTTGTCAAAGGCGAGATTGAACCCGAGAAAAGCTATCCAATGTAACATATGAAAGGTGAATCACATGAAACGATATATTTCAGCAGCACATCAAACATATAAAGGTGTAACCATATATGACAAAGATGGCGTATTTTACATATACACTGGACGACATGGTACAGGCCGTACCGATTTCAGTAATGCAAAAGAAGCTATCGAATATATTGACGATATGCAAGCCACTACAGCTGAACATTTACACAAGTATCGGGTTGATTATTTAAACACTACACGCAATTTAGCTTCCATCTATGTAGATGCAAAAGATGAAAATGATGCTAAGCGAGTAGCTAAATCTAAAATGCATTCAGAAATATGGTCAATTGAAGATGTTGTAAAGTTAGATTGATATCTACCAGAATCAGCCGATGAAATACTCATCGGCTATTTCTATGTAAAATCGTTATGTGTTACATAGAAATTCGTTATGATTATCAAATTATCAAATGGAGGTGTAACTAATATGAGACTAATTGATATAGATAAGGCGATACGTGATTTAGATTGCGGATTAGTACCTGTTATAGATACTACGCAAGACATACGTGATGCTAAGTGGTTCTTAGAAAATCAGCCGTTGATTGCTGCAGTACCTCGTGAAGATTTCGATGCAGCTACTTATAAGATATTTCAGCTTGAGGAATTCCTGCAGAGATGTCAAGATGTAATTACAGCGTGGCGAGACGATGTAGATGCACAGATGTCGGATGCATATTACATGACAGAATTAGAGGATCTGTTTGATGAGTTCTCAGAGGTTGAAAGGTAAATTATAGGGAGGTGCATCATGCGTAGATTTGAACACTATGAGAGATACGGTTGGCATTATTACTACAATCCTTATGAGGAGGATGACGAATGAAATTGATAGATTCGGAAAAGCTTATTCGAAAGCTGCGTGCATGGGATCACAATGCAAATGCAATTCCTAATTATGTTTGGAAGTGTATTAAGGAACTTGAAAATGATCCTGAAATTCTCTGTAAAGCATCACAAGCGTATATTGATAAGGGGGATGACGAAGATGACTCTTGAAGAGACGAAAGAGGAATACGGCTATGATGCCGACCAAATGTGTAAGAATCTGTGCTATCTATGTAACGCAAATGATTGGTTCTGTCCGAGGGATTGTGAATCCATTGCTTGGATAAGAAGAAATTATGATAAAGCCATTAAACGGTTAGCTGATTTAGATGGTGACTTTGTAGAATTGTTCAGAAGGTTGAAAACATACAAGTGGAAAGGGTGACGAAGATGACGAATGAATACAAGCCATTAAATATGTTTACAAAGCAAACAGATGAATTAAAGGAGCTTATAAAAGAGCATCCAGACTATCCAATAGTAGTATTAGTTGGAAGTGAGTTTGCGACGGATGATGATTATCGTTGGTGGTATGCTCCAGAACTTAAATTTAAAATAGGTGAAATACTTGATTGTGAACAGGACGTAGATGAAACGAAAGTATATTCAGATAGAGATGAATTTCAAGAGGATTTGGAATATATGCTCGGAAACAAAATTGATGTTGAATATATTTCTGATGACGAATGGAACAAACTTGTTGAGACTGAGCTTCAGAAATATGAAAAATACTGGAGACCTGTAATAGCAATATATGCTGATGTATAGGAGGATAACGAAGATGACGAATGAAGAAGCAATCTTATTATTAAAAGACCAACGAGATAATGATGTCTTTGTATTGACAGATTACAGGGCATCAATACACGAAGCTTTAACAATAGCAATCCAAGCCCTTGAAGCACAGCGGTGGATTCCAGTTACCGAGAGGTTGCCAGAAAAGCAGGATTGTTACCTTGTCACTACTAAATGGAAAGGTAGTTATTCTGGAGATGTTTATATAGAAACCAACATGGCTGTGTACAGGGAAAAAAACAGAAAGAATGGGATTGTGCTGACGTTATTGCATGGATGCCACTATTAGAACCATATAAGGCAGAAAGCGAGGAAGATGCGGAATGACGAATGAAGAATTATCACGAATAAAAGAAGATGATGTGATTTATGATGACTCTGCTGAACTAGCCTATAACGTAATTAAAGTATATAAAAGCGGAATCCTTACTTATTTGAAATGGACTAATCCATATGGAAGATTTGCTGAGAATAAATTTTTTAAAAACGAAGAATTATTGTGCAAAAATATGATGCTTATGTGAAGGGAATGATAGCGAATGACGAATGAAGATACAGAAGCTCCTATGAATATGTTCATAGAAGAGAAAGACCGAGCAATTAGGATATTAAATAATACTACTAATTTAGGCTATGGCGTTATAGCATGGCGTGAGTTACCACAGCCATTCAGAGAGGAGGAGCAAGATGACAAAAACAATACAGATAATGATTGATAAGCGTGGAACTGTGACGAATGGCGATGTTATTAAGGCGGTGTTTCCAAATAGTATGATAGCTGAAGATGATTATATCGCCATAACAAATTTAGATGATGTTACAAGTTTTCGTGGCAGCTGGTGGAACGCACCATACAGAGAGGAGGATGCGGAATGACATGTTCAATCAATATGGGTAAATACAAGATTATGTTTTCAGATTCCACATTCAAGCCTTATCGCAAGAAGCCGACTATCTCAATTCTCGAAGGGAATTGCGAAACTAAGATAGCAAGCTTTAACAGTCAAGAGACATTTGAGTGGTTTATTAAGCTAATTGGAGGTGAGCGGAATGAGTGAGTGGATTTCAGTGAAAGATAGATTACCAAAACATGCTGAGAACGTGATTGTTACAGCTATATGTACTGATGGGAAAAGTAGGATTGTATATCCAAGGTATTTTTGGAAACAAGATGAAGAACATTGGAAAAGAAATATAATTGCATGGATGCCGTTACCAAGCCCATACAAAGGAGGGTGACGAAGATGACGAATGAAGAACTAATACAATATGGAATTAATTGGGATAAAGCGTTGGAGAGTAGAGGAGATGAACCGATGTCAGAAGCTAGGCAATTCTTAGTATCGGCAATCCAAGCACTTGAATCACAGCGGTGGATTCCGTGTTCAGAACGACTTCCGAGTGAAGAGGGAAAGTATCTTGTGACGATGTATAGCGGTGGTATGTATGAAGTCGATACAAGTTGGTTTTGGATATATGACGAGGGCGAAACAGACTGGAATGACTTTGGCGTTATAGCATGGCGAGAGTTACCATCACCATACAGAGAGGGGGATGCGGAATGATAAAGAGAATATTAATTGCAGTATTAACATCAATTATCTCGGTCATAATAATTATAATTCCATATTTTATCTGCAAATATAATAGCTCTTGGATATTAACAATAGCATTATTTTTAGACCTTATGTTTGTGCATGACCGAGTTGGTGAATGGCTTAAGAATAAGATGGAAGAGGCAAAGGAGGGGGGTGAGGGAGATGAATGATGAAGAGATTATCACAGGACTGATGCTATTGAGGAACACGTCTGAAACATGGGGAGATGTGTATTATTGGGAGGTTCTTGGCAGTGCTATCAAACGCCTTGAATCTTTACAATCTCCATCAAGGAATTTAGTAGATAAAGATTTGCTTGTTCAGCAGATTCATGAACTGCAAGAATCTCTTGAGACGAATGACGATGTTAAGTGGAAACGAAATAAGCCGATACATAAGGGATTATGCTATGCAGTCGGAATTATAAATAATGCACCAGTAATTGAAGGGGTGGACAATGAATAAAGAACGCAAGACGAATATTATCAGGGCGCTTAAGGACGAAGTAAGATTCTTAAAGCATCAGCCTATTAAAATCATACGAGAAGTACCGGAATTAAATCATTTACGATTGTGTGCGTCAATTAGAGCAGAAGAGGTTGCTTCTGTGCCTAAAGACTTGGAAATGGATTTACTGAAACACAACTTGGTGAAGGCTTTTTCGGACAACATAACGCAGATGCCTATAGAGACAGAATTTGACGAAAGATTTGGCGCATATAGAGCAACTTTGGATATCTGGGTTAAAGATAGGTGGTGAGGATGATGAGTGATTTAATAGAGTGCATTACTTGTTATAACTGTTGTTGCAGAAATCATTGTGACCAAGCACAGATAGATTATTGTTATGCCTTGAAATACATTAGGATTAACAACGGTATCCACGAATGGCTGTCAAGTTTCGACACATCATCAGCGACCAAGTGCTTTGAGGCAATTCAAATACTTAAAACAAAATTGGAGGGTAAAGAATGAAGATAACGACAGAAATAACTGATTATTCAAATCCTGCACAAATGCCTATAAAGATTCATAATGCGTTTATGCACGGACAAGTAGAACTTGAGGTTGATGAGAAGCGATACACAGTTGATGGAGATGAACTCATATCGGCTGTTAAACGATGTATGCTAGATCATTTTGGCAAATAATGCGATTCTAATTTTGAAAGCGAGGTGCGAAGAGTGATACTATATAGTGAGACAGATAATATTATTATCAATTTGGATCATGCCTCTACCATTGATTATGATGACAATCGTGTTGTCATAATGAATAACAATATGCACATCTTGCTTCGAGTACCTGCAACAAAGACTCAAGCTAAATTGCTTCTGAGCCGCATATCTGAAGCTTGGGGCAAGCTGGATCGACTGTGCTTAGATGATTACATATGCAAAGGAGGTAAATGATAGATGATTAATGGACTTGTACCACAAGGTTGGCAGTGCCCTATTTGTGGTGATATTTACTCACCTATAACATCAATGTGCTACAATTGTAGTAATCAAGGGACAACAATCAGTACATCAGTGGCTGGTGTTAGCTGCGGTAATGTATATGGTAGCACAGATCGCAGTGTATTCTTAATCAAATGTGGATATACATGCCCTATTGTTTCAGATGAAAACTAAAGGGAGAGGGGGGAAATCATCTATGAAATACTTCATTGCTTTACCGCTAAATTCACTTAAGGATAAGGAACTGTACGAATTGCGGATGAGTATAATTCATCAGCTCAAAGATGCAGGACATGCAGTTGCTTACAATGTGTTTGAGGGTGATTGGTGGTCAGAGGATAAGATGAAAGATCGCGGTGTTAAAAACATTAAGATTCATTATCTTGCTAAAATGGTTGAAGAATTAAGCAAATGTGATGCAGTTTACATGAGCCCTTCAGCTTGTTGGACAACTGCAGAAGATTGTACAGCATATGACGTGTTGATGTCAGTTGCTGAAGCATATAAGATTCCAGTTAAATCTAGTTAAGATCTTAGGATCTATCTTAATATATCTAAGTGTATTGAGGTTAATTGATTTGTGACATTTAGCAAATTGATTAACCTTTCATATTAATAGAATAATTCGGTGAGGTTTTGTTTCGATATGCGAATACATCGTAGTGAAAAATTAGAAATAATTTTAGAATGTGCTAACTACTGTATACAGTATAATTGGAGTATACGAACAATTGCTCGAAACATAGGTATAAGCAAAACTACTGTGCATCGTTATATAACACAAGATCTAAAATATGTAGATAGTCAGAAGTATAATCAGTGCAAACACATATTAGAATCTCGGAGGAACATGTAATGGTAAAATATATAAAAGCTACATCTACATTGTATGCTGAGCGCGATTTGGAACGATTAAACAAACTTATCTTAGCCCTTAATCGTGATAGACGCAAGTTAGCTGCATTAGATCCGGATGTTGCTACTGTAGATGATATACTAAATATCAAGTGGGAGTCATATACTTTCTGGTCTGATATTGCAGAAAAGCAAATGAATTCTCAAAATTCTATAGAAGATGTTATAGATTATCTGATTGATAATATACATGATACAATCAAAGATCTTAAAGCTGAACGCGAAAAAGATCAAGATTATACAATAAAAGCTTCTGTATTGAAGCTTCAACTTAATGATTTCTTAGATGCTAATTACAATGTAATAGATGAGCCAACACAGTACTCTTGGATAATTGAACCAATTTCTGATAATGAAAATGTAGTTGAATTTGTAGATAGCATAGTAGATGCAATAGACGGTAAGTACTATGGAACAGGTCGTGGAGGTAGCTGGACTGCTTGGGATCTGTTATCTGACACAGGCGTACATGTAAAAGCAGGTAAAGCTCATAATTATCATGAGCCTGACTGCTGGTATGTTGAAATACAGTAAAAAAAACAAGGAGGATACTTTACATGACAATTAGAGAATTATACCAATGGGCTAAAACAGAGGACGCACTTGATCTTGAGATCAAGATATATAATAATTATGGTGATATTTCACCATTAACCGATCCATTCGTTGCTACTGGCAGTATCTTTGAAAATGGTGGCGAATACGAAGTTGAGTTGATTCAATAAACTATCAATATAAGGAGGTTCATAACATGACAATTAGAGAATTATTTGAGTGGGCAGTTGCAAATGGTGTAGAAGATATAGATGTTCAAGTCTTTGATGGTTATGGCGAGTATGCAGATTTGGTTGCACCAAGTGTAGGGTATGTAGGGGATGAAATAGTTGAAGTTGATTTGATAGGCTGAAGGGGGTTAACTATGAAAAGATATATCAATGCAAGTTTAGATTCCGATACTAGCCCATATTATAAGAACTACAAAGTAGTTTCATGGGATGACCCATATGAAGAAGACGTCCATTATTTTACTACTTACGGAGAAGCTCTTCAGTATGGTAACAGTCATTATAACGGATGCTGTGATATCAGCTCATTGTAAGATACGAGGATAAGTACATGAAAAGATATACGTCATCTACAACTAAATATTTAAATGGGTCATATCTAGTAGATAGGGGCGGTAACTTGTATGACGTAACAATGCATGTACCATCTACTACTTTCTTAGATAGAGGACTTCATTTACTTGCCCCTATTGATGCAGGATTTTTATTTGATATTCGAGAGTTTGATGAAGATGAAGTATTAGTTGTGTTGCAGTATTGGTTAGCAAAATATCTCAAAACTGAGTTACACGAGACCAATGTATTCAAACCTTCAATGTTAGATTTAACATCATTTATGAGTTGGGCAGAATTAAAGTATTCATCATCTGCACATAGTATATTTACAAGTCATATGAAAGAGTTCTACGGCAGATTGTCAGATGATGATAGAGTAGATTTTTATCGTTTAAATGATGAGTATTATACTTGGTTAAAAGATAATTTTGTCAAACTATCTGTTACAGGCCGAATAGTCGAATTTCGTATACAGAGCGAGGACAATTTTGATTGGAACGAAGTTATAATTGATGACGTAATATTGAGCTATGATTGGAAACCTAACTCCAGATTTAACATATTAAGAGAAGATTCCGATGGCTACAAAGCATTTTTCTTCAATGCAACACTAGATAACATCTTAGAGGATGATGACACAATCTTAGCTACTGTTGACATAATGAAGAAGCAAAATAAGATTGCAGATTCATTTAAGACAAGAGATGAGGTGCTAGCAGCATATGAAAAGATATATTAAAAATGCAAGTGAATAGGAGGTATCTCATGACATCAATACAAATATATGACACAGATGTAGATCGACTTGATAATCTTTCTAATGTTTTAGATCCAAGTGGGTTGGCAACAGATGCAGAAGTAATTGAAGCGATGCTTGATTACTTTGAAAGTAATCCAGAGGCATTACCTGATTACTTTGGATAGGAGGTAATAATGAAGCGATATATTAAAACAGCTGAAGATTTTGTTGTTGATTCACCTAAAGATCTAGATGAAGCTTATATGAATTATAAGGCTGTCAGGATTTCTAAACACATGCCAAAAGCGCAACAAGCTGAACTTAAAAAGAAGAAAGCTGAATATAAAAAGCAGATGGATGATCTTAGATATAAGTATCAGAATAGGACGATAGAGAGCAGCTCTGATGCTGCAGATAACATAGATATTATGCCTTGGTTAAATATAGCAGAGCGTGAAATAAGGGAGCACCTTAAATCATTCTGCACAGACACAACTTATTATGAAGTTGATGACATTAAATGGGGCAAAGATTGCTTTGAGATTCCTATATTTAAAGGAAGTTTCAAAGGCAATACTGCTAGACCAGGGCAGACCCAGGAAATTGATGCATTCAGATTCTATTATGATCCTGATGATGTATTTGAAAGAGACATCGAAGGTCAGGTTGTAGATAAATTAGAAGAATTTTTAGATGAATTCGATTTCAACATACAATTCAATGCATAAGGAGGTAAAAAGTATACCATGAAACGATATATCAAATCAACTAATTCTCTTGCAAATGTTACAGATGAGCAAAAGCAGTATGTATATAAGTGTGTAGCTGAATCACCTGCCCCACCTGACATTGATGCACCTGAAGAAGCTTGGTCAACATTTACAAGAGATTCAAAAGAGTATTTTGATTGGGCATTTGCAGATGCTGTAGAAGACGACATATTTGAAGATGATGAGTATGATATATTCACCCGACTTTGGGAGAAGGCTTCAACAGACATGGCTGCACCTTATGCGTGAACTTGACGAATTAACATAATTGTATTCATAGATGGGTGAGTAGAAAATTTTATGGAAATATTAAAATTTCTAAAAAGAATTTTTGTATTTTACTTGACTTTTTGGTGCAATCCGTCTATAATTGTATACAATAACACCTATAATATGGTGAATTCGTTATAGTACATATATCAAGATTGCAAGAGCAAGGAGGTACTCATATGAATACATATTTAATTCTTGAAGATAACATGGAAAGACTTCAGAAGAAGCTTACTCGCATTCGTACTAAGTGTAATAAGTACGGGTGCGATTTTGTTTATCGTGAAGTAAGTGAAGAGTTCAAAGAAGTGAAGAATGAAGATGGTTCTAAGCAGACTTGTAGATTCATCGTAGTTGAATGCGAAGGCACAGCAAAGATCAACGGATGGAGATTCATCGCAACTCTTGAGCATCATGATAACGGCAATATCGTCAGGAAGCTCATAGACGAAGTTCCTGTTCCTGAGCAGTATTTCAACTGCGAACCAACTTGCGATCATTGTCATTCAATCCGCCATCGCAAGGACACATACCTTATCTATAATCAAGACACTAATGAATACAAACAGGTTGGATCTTCTTGCTTATGCGATTTCACACATGGATTTGATGCAGAAGCAGCTGCAGCATATATCGCATTATTCGATGAGCTTATCAAAGGCGAAGCTCCTTATGAAGGTGGATATTCAGCACCATATTTCAGGACAGTAGACGTACTTAAGCATGCAGCAGATATAGTAGATCATATCGGCTATCGTTCATCATCTTGGGACGGCCCAAGGAATGAGATGAATACACGAGTACAGACACACACATCTCTTAAGTACGACATCAACCCACATTCACTTATGCCTGCTTATAAAGAAGCAATAGAAACTTATAGAACTCGATTCAACCCGGATTACAACGATCCAGAACTCATCAGTTATGTAGAAGACGCAATGAAGTGGGTTAAGGATTCAGAAGACAATTCAGATTACATGCATAATCTTAAAGTCATTGTAGACTCTGAATACATCCAGGCTAAGAATTTCGGCTACGCTGTATCTATTATTCCTACATATAATAAGTACATTGAGAAGAAGACTGAAGCAGATAGAAGAGCTGAAGCTCATGAAGCAGAAGCTAAAATTTCTAACTACATCGGAGAAGTAGGTCAACGAGTTACACTTACTGGTGATTGTGAGATTTCAATCATAACAAGTTGGGAGACTGACTATGGTATTACAATTCGTTATAAGATAGTAGATACCAATGGTAACGTAATCATGTGGGATAGCTCATCAGGAATCAGAGATAATGATAGAGAAGAAGTTGTTTCTATAACCGGAACTATTAAGAAGTTAGATGAGTACAACGGAGTTAAGCAGACATGGCTTACAAGATGCAGAGTTAAGTATGCAGAAAAGCCTAAGAATAGTGAAGGGCATGAAACCGGCACCAAGGACGTAGATGAAGCTCTTGATACATTTTTCGATGCAGTTAATTCATAAGGAGGATTAGTATATGAATAGTATAGATTTAAGAGAACGCCTTGAGAAGGCTGAAGCAAATGTAGCAAAGATTCAGAAGACTATAGAACGTCATAAAGCTCAGGCTCAGAAAAAGCTTGAAATCATCAATAAGAATGGTTGGACACTTAATAGGCGCGATTATACAGATGGTAATCATGAAGATGCGTACTGGACAATATGCGAGTACGAAGATAAGTTGAGTGATGCAAAGAATGCAGAAAAGCGACTTGCAGAAGCTCAGAAGACTGCAGATAATTGGAGAGGTCGTCTTGAAAGACAGCTCGAAGTAGAGAAAACGCTTCAGACAGAAATTCCGGAAGCTTTTAAAGAAGCTAGGGATGAACTCGTAGACCTTTGGACACAGTGGGATATAAACGCTCGTGAGCGCATGAAGCAGAGAAAAATAGAAATGGAAGAAGAATATCAGGTTAACAAGCGTGACGGATATGGTGGATTTGATATGAAAGCATATCGTGAATTCAGCAGAGCGTGGAGAAATCTTTATTCATATTCAAAGGAAGAATCTCTCAAGCATACAGATGAAGAATTCAGACAGATGAATGAAAAATCTGCAGATGATTGGTTACTCGATCTTTATAATAGAGTATACAACATCACCGGCCCTATCATAGATTGTTCTGACATACATTGGAGTGGAAAAGCACTCAATGGTATAGTTGTAGGTGAGAATGGTAGTGCAGAGGTAGAAACAATTGATGCCGGAGGTTGGAATATCCAGAGATACCATCTTAGAGTTTTAGTAAAACCGTTGAAGCTTGCTACATTGTAGGAGGTTCACATGAAGAAATATATCAAAGCTGCTGAAGAATCAAATGGAGTATTTTGGGTGATAGATGGAGAGTTATTTGCATTCCCTTATTATGAAGGTAGTACTATAGGTATTGCTAAATCGGGCAGTACTTATAATCACCGTAACTTGTGGAAAGAAATTGCCCCTAAAGAACATAGGAATAAACCGTTTGACTACTATCCTCGTGGTAGAGTAGAATTTAAATCAAATGGGCAGCCAGTAATTTATATGAATCCAAACATTGATGATTCAATGATACCTGAAATTAAAAGACAGTTTGGGCTAAGAACTGAACCCATCGTTAATTATGATAACAGCAACCATTACAAATGTCATTTAGATGACGGATACGTTCCGCAGAAATGAGGTTAATATGAAAAGATACATTAAGTCAAGCTATACTGACGGACTAATTGGTATATGGTGGATATATGAAGATAAAATAATTGGAAAATGCGTTCCACTTGATGATGGCGTAGATGATAGAGGGTACATCCAGTATAGCAATACGAAGAATCATATGACAGAGTGGAGAGATGTTGTTATGAATCAATTACCTGAATCTGCTCAGTCAATTGTAAATAAAGGGTTCGGATGCATTGAACGAGGAAGAGTTGTTTACAGCATCAGAGCTCAGGTGTATGAAATCATTTGTAGCGAATCTGTAGCTGCAGATGCTGATTTAATTAGCAAGATAGCTGAAGAATTTGAAATAGATAACAAACGATATGATGTTATTACAGAACCTCATTACAGAGTGTTTCAGTTAACTGGTAATCCTGCATTAGATAATTTCGAATACTAAGGAGGTATAATGCTTATGGACATACAGAAAACTTGTAAAGAATGTGGAAAACTATTTCATCCAAGAAATCCAAAGCAGAGATACTGTGATGATATTCACTATCGTCCGTGTCCTACTTGTGGTAAGCCCGTTGAAATAAAGTATTTAACAGACCCTACTCCGAGATGTGCAGAATGCAGAAAGAACGGAGTTAAACTTGGAAAGAAATCACCGTTGATGCAGCCATCTACTGCACCTGCTGCAGAAGATTCAGAATATGGATTACCTACAGATTATGTAGAAAGAACTTATACAGGTAAAGATGGTGCTTGTGGATTCGTCAAAGGTCATAAATATCTCGTTAAGGTTAAACCAAACAAGCCTTATGGATTCCTTGTAGAAGCTATTAAAGATCTGACAATAGATGACGATGTAGAAGATGTAGGACTCCCAATAGCTAGTCCGAATTCTTTCTTCTACTTTTTTAAATGATGAACCTTACATAATGTTAGGACATTATTTTACATATGGAGGTGACTTATGAAACGATATATAAGTTCTTCTGATTACATTGATGATACTTGGGAAGATCGCCCAGAAGGTTACACCTATTGGAATATCCTCTGGGTGACTTTTGATGGTAAAGAATCTGGAGGTGGTGTTTGGGTACCTGATGGTGAAGACGAATGGTGGTATGCAGACCAGATACTTAAGCGTGACTATCCTGAAGAATATGACGGCGGTGAAATCATTGATGTCATAGATGAATTCGCAGGTGACACTGAATTCAGAGATGAATGGCTCGAAGAACATCCAAATTTGATAGATGTACGTGAGTACATCGCAAGACACGGTTCTGACAAATTCATCGATGCGTCAACTATTGAACCTGAACCAGACGACTATATTCATTCATCTATCAGTGAAGAGGATCAACTTAACTGGGCTATTGAAAATGGTAAGCCTTTTGACCTTGCTACATTTACTAAGTATAAGGTAGATCCATATCGTACTCCTGGAGCAGTTACTGCTGATGAACTGAAAGTAGGCGACATTGTTAAGGTTACAGAAGATGCTGCTGAGTGTGATCTTGGAACAGAAGTTGAGATTATCCGAGTAGACTCTTCTGACCCGGACAGTTATAGTATAAGCGGAGAACCTGTCTTGACCTTTGAATGCGAAGGTACTGCAACACGAGATACAATCATCTTACATTTCTGGCCTGAGGACTATGTTGGTCCTGTTGTAGGACATACAGACATGTTTGACCGCTCTGAATCATTACCAATTGAATCTGCCGGTGAAATTAACCGATATTCAGACGTAAGACCCTATGAAGAAAGAAAGTATTGGTACTTTACAACACACGGAATTGGTCCTGGTACTATTCCAAAGGACTTAAATGTATTAGAAGTACAAGAAGGTCAGAACGACAAAGGTACTTGGGGCACATACATCTGTTTAGATGGTGTACTTAATACTGATGAACTTGATTACTACGACCTCAGAGAATTAGCACCTCAAGGCATTACAAGTGATACAGATATTGATGAAGAGGACGATGATGATTGGTCACCATATGGTAAGTATAATTACCTCGTACATGGCGGACACGATCTTTCATTCAGATGTGATAACCCTGTAAGTGCCATTAAAAAATGGTTTCAATATGAGGAGAAGTATCCGACCGATGTAGCTATAATGTGCCCTACAAAGAAACTTGCATTGAAATTGTTAGAAGCAGCTACACCAGAATTGCTTACGGCATTGAGGGAGAATTTTTCTAGATGTCCTTACAAACTTGATTGGCTTATAGCAGAAGCAGAAAAGCAAGTTGAAAACGGTTGCAAATACTTCTATGAAGATTCTTATGGATATGGCGATAGCGTTCATCCATTCGGCGTAGGGTGATAGGAGGTTATCATGAAAGGGTATATCAAATCATCTACCGAATCTTTAACACCTGCTATGCAGAAGCTCATCCAAGATGTAGCCGATGACTTCAAAAAGAGCATGAAAGAAATGGAGTGCGAAACCTGGAAAGAGTTTGTACAGACAAATGATTGGGAAGCATCTGACATACGTGAAGAAATTGATTACATGGTTAATCGTATGTATGGTGGCTTAATGTTTGATGACGGATCATATGTAGAAGCTTCAAATGGTTCTGGAGTCTCTTACAGAGAATTCAAAAAGCAAGTTACTGCAGCTCTGTAGCTTCGTTATAGCACATAGACAGGGGACAGATATATGAAATCCACGCTCTAATTCGTAGGTAAATTTGTTATGTTATATGTAAGATAATATGTCATAAAAGGAGATAGACTACATGAAAAAATATATTAAATCTACAAGGCTCACATATGAAAGCGAATATAATCGCAACTATGCTGGTCGAAAGCCGTCGACTAAATGCACAGTTGAAGATGTAGGTGAGTGTATAGGTGATATGCATGTGTTTTGCATAACTTGCGAGTTTGATTCCGGCCCAGAAACAAAATATTTTGTAGGTGAGTTGCCTAATCAGAATATCAATTTTGTAGGTACATGGGCTACAGAACTATCTAAACTACAAATAGACCCTTCAAGTTATTCGTCAGATACACAGTTAATACACGCAGTTACTCAAATCTTTCTAAATATGGTCCATGACCCTGCAAGTCAGTGTGTATTTGATTTCTATGATATTGATCCATTGAATTCCGATTGGCATATATTTGAGGATACAATCTATATAAGGAACTATGACATAATTACGTCCGTAGGGGATGATAAGTTCTATCCTTCTAAAGATGGATTATTTCGTATATTAGTTCATGGAGGTCAGATTGATGAACAACTTCGAAGATACTTTCCTAAAACTGTAAAGGCAGCCGAGAAAAAGGTTCATGATTATTTGAAGTCGTATCATAAAGATAAGGCAGTAGCGTCTAAACCATATCCGTATGATGCAGATGATAGCATAGTAGATGCTGCGTTAGAGCTAAAAACATTTATACTAAGTACATATGCAAATGATTTAAGTAGTGCACAGCAAGAAGTGGAAGCTAAATCTGTTAATAATCGCAGATCTACTAGATACAATGATCCTAATGTTCAGAAGCAGATTGACGATATATATGCGTGGGCAGATGATAATCACTTAAATCAGTATGATCTAAGAGAAGTTGTCAATGAAATCTATAAAATCTATTGGGCTAAACAGCATGTAAATAGATATGATATAGCTGAATAGATTGAAAATTAGAAGATAATTTTACATATGAACTCATTTTATGTGTTACAGCTAAGCGATCAGATAATTATAGAAAAATCTGTAGCTTCGTTATAATACACGAAGGAGGTGTAGTTACTATGCGATCAATTGATGCAACAAAGTTTTGGTGGACTTTAAACCTTCGATCATATGAATCTGATGTATTTGAAAGATATTTAGCTGCACATGTTATTGAATATACTGTAGATAAATCATCGGACCTTGTTGTTTTTTAGGTGTTACGTAGACCTCGATGAAAAATTTAGGGCTACTGTGTTTATCTCATTATTTCGTGGTGATAGTTACTATCCGAAACATATTTTAAATTAAATCAGGTTGCAGGTACTATAGCATCTCTATAGATTCGTTATAGTACATGCAGGAGGACATGATATATGAAAAGATATATTAAGGCAGCTGAAGAAGCTCAATTCACACCTGCTATGCAGAAACTAATTCAAGACATAGTAGATGAATGGAGAAAAGATATGAAAGAGCAGGAATGCGATTCTTTCAAAGAATTCTGTCAAGTAAACGATTACGAAGCATCAGACATCCGTGATGAAATCAGATATATGGTTGACCACATGTTTGGAGGATACATGTATGACGACGGAACAGTCATAGGAGCAGCTGATGACAGCGAAATCTCATACCGTCAGTTCAAGAAAGCAGTCACAGACCAGCTCAAAGAGGTGTAGTATATGAAAAAATACATCCAGTCCGATATCGAGACAAACTACTTGAATATGACAAAAGAAGAATGGGAAGCTCACAACGCAGCTGTAATCGCAGATTTCGCAAGATGGCTTGATAAACCTGGCAAATCTGCTTTTGAAGCTGATACATACAGTATATTTGAAAAGATGTCATTAGCTGAGGTACGCAAGTGGTTGATGCCTGCTTCTTATGCAGAGAAAAATGGACTATACAATTATCACAGTGATGATTATGTTGAAGAAGACGAATGGTACTACATTGTATATGATGATGGTACAACATTATCATTATCACCAGGTGATTCACTTGTAGGTGTAAGAAGATCTAATATCTTAGTATGTATTCAAGATAATCCTAACACATCTATCATATATGCAAAGCGAGGTTCGGCAGACGTATCCATATGCAATGATGCTACATTTGAAGAAAATTTTGACTCATGGCGTTGGGATATAGAGGAATAGCTTATGGAAGATATCACAAATAAGATACTAGATGAATCTGCAGCTGAATCAGCATCAACAGTTTCGCAACTAACTGTTAATCACTATCCAATTGAGCTACAAGTACATGTATTCAAACAAACCATACTCAATACTGTTCAAACATATTTACGAAACAATTCGGCAATTTTGATAGAAGATTTCATGCAACAGATTTCAGATGATGTACATAGAATATCCAATAATGAATTAATCGAATTACAGAAACAATACAATGATTTATAATATATAATTAGGTTCTTCTTAATCTAGGCACATTAAGGGGAACCTTTAATAATGTAGTAAAAGTAAATCCTTTTAAAACTGTTAATTGGAGGTATAATCAAATGGCTATGTCAGAAAAAATTGAGTTACTCGGTAAAGGTGTGTATGATAGCAGTATCATACCTGATGTGCTTACACTTACAAGCATTCCAACAGCTTCTGAACTTGAATATGTTGGTAGTGAGGATTTTGATAAAACAATGCTTGAAGTGATTCTGCCAAAGGCTGTCGAAGAGAAAATCGATTTTAAGCAGTTACTTGAAATCGATTATCAGTGGATTTGTAGATGTTTAAGACTTTTAAACTACGGTCCGTATTTCACTACAAATTCTATATTCTGCGACAAATGCGGTAAAGTATCATATGGCGAATATCGAGTAAATCTTGAAACAATTGAATGTAAACCACTTCCGCCAGGATTTGTCAATGATATCGCAATATCTAAGGATGAATTCCTTGATTTCACTGGTGATATACATGTTAAGCTGCCGACCATCCAGCAGATGTTAAATGCGGAAAAGGATAAGATTTTCCAGAAAGCTGATGGTTCTGTTAACGCAGAACTTGCAAGAACATGTTACATGATTTCATCTATAAAAGATAATAGTAATCTTACACCAGTAGAAATCAAAATGATTCTGCAGAACGAGCTTTCATCTGCAGATTACATCATACTTACTCAAGTAATCAAAGAACTTACAGATTACGGTCTAAGAATTGGAGGTACTACAACTTGTCCAAAATGCGGTCATACAGACGCTGCATTTTTCGCACTTGTAGATGATAAATTTTTTCGTCCGACCGTGGGAGATCTACGGGAATGGAAGAAGTCTAGAAGTGAACGGGCAGACAAAGTCGTATCACGAGATAAGGCAACAACTGTATGAGAGTATAATTGATGAAGCACTTTTTATTTCTAGAGCGTCTGAAGGCGCCGTATCAGCGGAATGGTTGATGGAACAGCCAATATTCATAAGAAAGAAATATGTAGATTCGTTCACACAAGAACTTAAAGAACGTGAACAATCTTTAAAATCTACAAAACGATGATGCGATATGAGGATAAGGTGTAACTTTCAATATAACATCTTATCCTCTTTGTTTAACTTTCAGGAGGTCATATCGTAGTATGGCAGATGTGCGCGATATAATCAATGTAACTGGTAATGTTACAACTACATCAGAATCACAGAATCAAGATATCAAAGCATTACAGAAAACATTAGATAACATTGATGATAATCTTGCAACACTTAGCAACGCTTTACGCGGTGCTGGTAGTTTAGGATTATCTCAATCTGCGGCTCGAGACAGCTTCAGAACAGCGTATCGTGAACAGCAATATACTCGTGGTTATGATCCGCGTAGATATGGTGCTAATTCCGTGCGATCTAGATCAGGTCAAGGTAATGGGCCTCAAGGATTTCTAGATAACTTTGAAAATGCTTTGTTTGGTGGATTTAATGCATCAGGCTTCAAGAAAAACGTATCAAATATATTTAATAATTTTGCAAAAGAACTCGGAGTTTCTATTAAAGATATTCCAAATGAAGTAGGTAAGCGGCTTGGTGAAAGCGCTCGTAGCAAATTGCTGAAGAATCAGAATGTACGCGATATTATAAGCAAAGGGCAATCATTTAAATCTGATGTAGGTCAGATACTTGAAAGTCGTTCAAGCCAAGTTGCAAAGTTGCTTAAAGAGGGTAATACTAGCGGTGCATTAGGTGAGGTCGGCAGTATTGCAAAAGAGATACGTACTACGGGTGTTGCTGCATTTAAATCTATGGGGTCTAGTTTACTTAAACTTGCACCACAACTTGCAGCAGTTGCAGTTGCTGCTAAGTTACTCAAAACTGCATTTGATGGATTAAAAAGAATTGGTGAAGCACTCAGCAAAGCATTCAGTGCAGCTACTGCAGCAGCTAATCGTGATTCGGAAAGTCGAAAGAAAAATCTTGAATATGCAAATAAACGTATGAAAGAAGATTTCAATACGCTTATTGAAGAACCTTTCAAAATTCTCAAAGAAGCTGCACAGAGCGTAATAAATAGCTGGAATCAAAATCTTACAACAGTTGCTGCTACTCAAGGTTATACAAAAGCAGATGTGCAAGATCTTATGTCTGTCATTGCACAACGATTACAGTCAGAGGGTTTATCCAGTTACATAAGTGGTTCTGATATATTTGATAATCTTGCAAGAGTTTTATCTTCTGGCATGAGCGGTGCAATTGCAGAAGAATTTGCATATCAAGCTACAATATTAAATAAAGCTATACCTACACAAGATTTCTTCGGATATGCTAGCACTTATGCTTCTATAGCAGCAAATGCTGTTAGAGCGGGACAATCTCAGAATCAAGCTATACAGACTGCTACAAAGAGTTTGCAGGATTTTGCATCAAGTTTATTATATGCTAGTAGGGAATTATCTGGTGGATTTACTACAGGATTACAGAATGCTAGTTCTATATATGAACAATCTGCAAAGATAGCACAAGCTGCTAGATCTGAAAATATGGCAGCAATTTCGAGCGTATTATTAGCTACACAGAGTTACATCGGAGCTGTTGCTCCAGATCTTGCAAGTGGTTTAGTAGATACAATATACAAAGCCCTTGTAGGTGGTAATGCTTCTGATATAGTAGCTTTAAGATCACTTGCTAATATAAATGCATCTAATACAGAATTCCTTCGTGAATTTGCTAGCAACCCTCAGAAGATATTTACAAGCTTATTCACAAATCTTGCTAGAATGTATAGCAGTTCTTCTGATGCATACATGGAAAAAGCTGAAGGCTATGCACAGTTATTTGGATTATCTGTAGAAGCTTTCCAGAGGGTTGATTTCCAAGGATTAGCTGATGCTATCAAAAACATGAATTCATCTTCAAGTGCTCTTAATGAGAACATGAAGTTACTTGCCGAGGGTCAAACAACAACTACTGCAGAACAGCTGAAAGCTCAGCAAATCAATCAATATATGATTGAAGAAGGACTTTCATATGTAATAGATAATGAAGCTGCACAGCTTATCCAACAGCATATGTGGGATGAGCAATTAGCTCGAGAGATGATGGAACAAGAGTATGCTGTCAATCTTTCGTCATCTACAATGGAAGTATTCTTAGCAATCAAAGAATTAGTAAATAACATACTTAATTTCCTCAACCCTATTGCATGGGTTAAGAAACTCGGAAATTTAGTTAGTACTAAAACTGAAGCAGAGGCTATGCAAGCTGATGTGCGACAGATACTTGAATTAGGTAAAGTAGGTCAAGGTAATGCGACCTCTTTATATCAATTATCTACGCGTAACATGAGTTTAAACTTGATTAGCTCTATGGCAGATCTGCTAGGAGGTAGATCGGCTTATGGACGTGCTAGAGCAAGTACAACTAGTTTTCAGAATCTGTCAAACGTGCTGTTTGGTAGTGGTGCTACTCAATTTGTTGGTATGTCAAGTCAACTTGCAACACAAAATATGCTGAACAATATACACTCACCATCATCATCTTATAGCTGGGGTAGTGTATCTAAGACTCAAGGACTTGCTGCTCAAAATATATTAAAAGAGCTTTCAGGCAATTTAATAGATTCGTCAGTATCTAAAGTTTTATCTGAAGTAGGTACAATGATGGAGTCGTCATCTGCTTCTGCAGTTAAGTCTAGAATCAACGCAATGCTTTCAGATACCTATTTAGTAGATCAATACGTGAAGCAAGGCAAATCTTATGCAGATTGGGCACAGAGTGCTTCTAAATATGGGATATCAGATCTAGATGCTGCATTACAAGCTGCAGGCTACACAGCTTCGGATATTATGAATTATTTCCAAGCTAAAGAAACAGAGCAAGGTGTGCAAGAAGCACATGAAATCAAGATGCAAGAAGCTGTATTCCGTGAAGCTGGTATCAATTTCTGGAACACTTCCTTCCCGGATGGATTTCAAACTCCGTTGTTTAGTACATTAAACACAACTAATGATATACTCAGCAAGATGGATAATAAGCTACAGAACATCTATGATGATAGTGAAAAGTTTTTGTTGATGTATCGACTTGAGTGGTTAAACAAGGGTTGGGCAGCATTTGTTTCATCTCAAGGAAGCAATGGCTTATTCAATAAATTCTACAACGAATTTATGAACTACTTCATCAATCACATATATTACAGCAATACAACAGGCTATAGATATCAAGATGTGCAAGCAGTACAACAATCTGAAAAGATAAAAGAGCAAGGTACTGTAGTTAACGCACTTGCTGAAATGCTTACAAGTAATCTTATGGATCTTACAGATCCTACGAAACAAACCAACGCCTTATTGGCCCAAATCTTACTGGTTACTGAAGCTATTAGAGCACAGAATAATGCACCAACGGGCGCTAGTGTAGAAGGTTCTTCTCTAATAGATAGATTGAATTCATTAGCATTAGGACTTACTAGTAACGGATCTATTACACAGCCTAACGGTACAGTATTGTAAAACACCTTGTATATTACTATAGTCATATAAGAATATTTATGGAGGTAACACAATGAATTTCGTTGTATTTCCTGTCGGAGCAACAAATATATTTCCATTAGCTAACTCATCAGCCGGTGGTCAATTGATGTCTGAGTTTAATATTAGATCTCGTGAAAGCGTGCAAACAGATCCAACTGTTAAATACTTCATTGGACCATCTTATGCACATTCTATGGATGATTTCGCAGTATATTGTCAGAAAGATGGACAAGATGTTACCATAAGTAACACTGCTGTACAGATTCAACCAGGTCGTGCATTAGTTAATGGGCATTATGTAGAATCTCTTACACCTATTGTTATTGATCTAAATGATGCTAACACATATGCAGGTCGCGAAGGGATAGCTGCACTTAAAGGTAAATTAGCAATTGGTCTTCGCATGGCTTATAGCACTTATCAAACACTTGCAGGTTCTGCACTTGTAGAAGACGAACATGGTGAGTTTTTCAATGGAATCCAAGCAGTAATATTACCTGCAGATAAAGTAATTCTTCCAAAGGATGCACCTGGTGAGACCGAATTCAGCAAAGTAAATATGCACTTGTTACTTGCAACATTCACTTATAGAAACGGTGTAATCAGCAATATGATACAGAATCCTGAGAAGATCTGCAGTATTACAGCTGATAGAATCTCTAATATGGGTGGAACATTTTCAGATGTATTTGTTACTAAAACTGGACTAGATCCGAATAAGTTATATGTATTCGCAGGTAAAAGTGCAGATGGTGAATCTATTGATGGGCGTGATACTTGGTGTGATGCTACTGATAGTTTGATGCAGTGGGATACGCACCCAAACATCTCTACAACCGCCCCTAGTACGCAAGCAGCATTTGTATATGATGATACTACCGGTCAGACAGTACTTAATATTCCACACAAACAAGTAGACGGTATGGTCAATACACAAGGACAACATGTTTACTTTCAAGATAAGCAATTAGTATTACCTGCAGCTGATTTTGCAGGACACGGCGGTGTTATAAGTCCCGAATATTCTAGGCGAGTATTAGAAATTGAAAATAAAATAAATACATATTACAGATTACCAAATGGTAGAATGCGTCAATACATCCCAGTATTAAATGATCGAGCAGACTTGCCTGTTATTCCAACTTCAAAAGATGAACGTTGGCCGTATGCTGCATCAGAATACAAATTAGATATATCAGGTTTGAAGTCAGATATTGCCCAGATACGTGCAGAATTAGAAGAGCTTCGCAACAGTATTCCAAGCATCGTATCTGATAGCATTCCAGAAGCTTTACGACAGTCAGGCGAAATTGATAGCATAACTAGTAGACTTACTACTATAGAGACTCAGTTAAATTCTATATGGAATCAGCTTAGCCAGTCAGAGTCGTCTGGTGGTACTGCCCCTACTCGTGAAGAATTCAATCAACTTGTAAGTAGTGTAAATGCACTTAGTACTACTGTAACTCAGCTCAGTACAGATATTCAAAATATCCAAACATCTACAGTTCCAGAAGCTGTTAGAAATCAATTTTTAACACTGATGAGTCAAATAGATGATGCAGTTGCTAATTATGCAACTCGTATTGTAGGTCTAGAAACAGATTTACAGACATATATAACTAATCGAGTGAATGAAGCGCTTGATAAGAAAAACGTATTTACTACCTGGACTTGGTCACCTGGTGATTATGTTTTAGTAGGTCAAGATAACACTGTAGGTGCTACAATAAATGGTAGATCTCCATCTACAATGTATGTAATAGGCCCAGGTAAAGTACTTACAATTACTGGTGTTACTGCTCTTAGTATTCCTATAGATGTACAAGATCCTGAGTATGATAAATTGTATGCTCAGATGCTTCGACAAGTGCCAGAACAATTAGCTGGTGGTGTAGAGCTTGATAGTCGTATGGTAACTGATGAATCTGAATTACCAAATGCATGGGATCTCGTTAATGGTATGTATAAAGGTGCGCCTGGCATTGATTACTTTGTTGCCAGACGCCGTACCTACAATGAATCTACTCATATAGAAACATGGACATGTTGGTATTATACACCAGCATTGACTGAAGACAGATTTAGTTATTTAGACCCAATTTGGATTACAGGTGGTGTTCCATTAGCTACCGAAACATCTGTTGGTGGATTCGTAAATGTACCGGAAGGCGCTTATGGTGGCGGATATGTTAGGATGGATGAGAACGGCTACCTGAAAGTAATGGATTATGAATTATTACTAACAGGTGTATTAGCATATCAGCTGGGTCAAGATAGGAGTGAAGGTGCTGGTTTAACAGTTGCAGAATTACAATCTATATTAGATGAGGAAGTAAATGATCGTGTATGCTTCCCAAATTCTGCACAGATTGCATCTGCTATTGAGTCAGAAGTTGATCCACATATCATTCACCTTTACTTAACACTTCCAGAAGAATCGGGTACAATAACAATACATGATATTGGAAGTCGATACGAATCTAGTTTATATGTGCATATTCGTGGTAACGCTACTAATGCAACAACCCTTGTATTTGAAAATTGTGATAAGCTCAGAATTGATGAAGACATTGAAGGGGCTCCTCAAATCATATTACAGAATGTAAATTTATACTATAATGCAACTGTATTAGATGCTTGCGAAACTATAAGTAACTTGTCACTTTGGTATCAACGATGGTCAGATATGGATCCAGAATTACAAGTTGACGGTATGACCGTATCGCTTACAGGCCCAATTGAAACAACCGAAGATATTGATCCATGGGATAGTACATATGCAAATGATAATCATTATTCATATGCATTAAGGTCTATAACATTTGGTAACGATGGTTCTATTATAAATGTAGGAATGCTTGTAGGTGATTCTACTACAGCTAACATAGATGAAGGTAAATCTGTATTTGTATCACAGTTTATGTTACCACAAAGTGTAGGACTTACCTACCCTGCAACTAAGATGACACATCAGATCAAAGTAACTGGTACATTTGTATCACACTATTATGTAGCATCTGATTCAGCTTATATGATGAAATCTACAGAGTTCTCAGCATTGACTCAAAAATATGATCCAATCTCTGCTACAAACATAACAACCGGTACAATTGCATTCTATACAGACGCAGAATTAGTTGATCATATTAGTGGTGTATCACCTACTACTACAGTTGATTGTTGGGATCTTAATACTCCACATTATTTCATAGGAGGTGCAATTGACTAATGTTTATACATGACATTGTCAAAATAAGATTATCTAGTTTAGGATATTTACCTAACTATCCATATCATCTCATATCAGATATTGAGATGTGTGATGCGTTTCTACCTTATGAATATGATTCTGCTGATCCATATGCTGGATATGATGCATGTATGGATGCGCCTATCAACTTCTTTAGAGACTACTATCCATTAATTGATGAGTCTTTACTAGAGCCTTACAAGAAACTAGTGTCCGAGATTGCTTGGCATCTTAATCAACTGAAACAAGCTAATGACACATACATATTACCTAATTGGGTATATAGTTATATGTTAAACGCAGTATTGAGTGTTAATTCAAGTCAGCTAGATCTACATGATTTGTTTGTGCTACTCGGCACGGATAATCTCTATGATGAATTCACTGTTGAATGTGCTGATGCATGCTATGCTGAAAGCGTTAATTGGATAAATAAGTTGTTACCAGCTAAAAAGATTCATAGACCACCTACAATGTTTGGTGAGCCACATGTAATCAAGTCATTGAGACTCAAAGCTGCTAATTTAACTGATATAGAATATAACTCACATGTAAATGAGGGCTAATGTATGCAATTCTTAGCAATTGATAGAAAAACAAAATTAACTGATGTTGCGGCTGCAGTTGGATCTAGAAATGTAGAGAGTATACTTCATCTGAACGATACTCCACGAACTCCTAATGTAGGTGAAGCATTTTGGAAGGTTTGCGGTGATAAGATTCAAGATGCAACAGACATAAGCTATGATAAGAAGATATCATTACTGAACGGACTAACATCTGATTCAGACGTATTTGAAACTGCAGCATTGTCTAGTACTTCTGGGTGGAAATTACTTTCAGCTGCAAACACGTTACTCGGATACTTACGAATACCTGAATCTATAGAAGTACCTGCGTCAACTTCTATCTTAGGTAATGGGCAGCCTGTTGCAACAACGGTTTATGATAAAGTAATACAGTCATTAGTGTCTATACCACATGTAGTTGATCCTGGTATATTTAATGATTACAGCACAATTCGAACAGCATCTATAAGTGGGTTATTTCGTACAGGTGATGGTAGTGATCCGATGCAGTGGTTCAGAATACCTTGGGGCATGGTATCGTTATATTCATCACTTAGCGATGAAAAGATGGACTTCCCTGTATATCCTGAAGAAATTTCTGATGGGGTTAAAGCAAACTACTCTACAATGCCTGACTTACTTTATCAATATGAGCCTTGGCAGATATACAATAGCTCAGGCCCACGATCTCAAACATATACATTTGATTTTCATAGAGATATGTGGACAGGAGATCATGGTGACGGTAAAGCTAATCAGCTTATTCGATTCTGCGAAGCTAATTGCTATCCTGAGTATCGAGGTTCTGCAGTGTATACTTCGCAAGTTACATTGTACGTTGCAGGTAAACCTCTGATATCAGGAATAATGACAGATGTATCTGTGAGTTGGGACGGGCCGTTAGGTAAACGTGATAATTGGTACTTACATTGTAAATTAAGTTTAACTATTACAGAAGTTTCACAACAAGCACTTGATTATCATGTAGTGAAAAATAAACCATTAGTAGGTTAGGGGGTTCAGTGTATGAAATGGTATGACACATTAACGCCTTACAATATAATAGAGCATAAAGGTATTCAATATGGTGTATGTCGAGATTTTAGCCATATTTCTAGGTACAGACGTCTGAGACAAGTAGTTAACAATCCACAAGAGCTTACAGACAGATTCATAACACTAGAAACACCTAATCCTTTTGAAACAAATTCAGAAGTAAATTATTATATCGTACCTCAAACCGAAGAAAATCGATTAGATGTTATCGCGTACAAAGCATTAGGTGCAGCTTCTTATTCATGGGTACTTGCATATTTCAATGGGATTGAAGATGGATTCACTGTACATGCAGGTCAGAAGCTTATGATACCTAAATCTATTACTCAACTATTTGAAAAAGGTGAGTGCTTAGCTAGTGTAAGTCCTAATACATTGAATTTAGGTAGTGAATAATCAGAGGTAACATAGATGAAGAAACAACATTGGGCAGCATTTTCTATCGCAGGAACTAGCTTAACAGAATTCGGTGCAGAGATTCCTTCACCATTTTGTAGCCTCGCATTATCAAATTCTGAGATAGCGAGTTTCACAAACTGGGAGCTTAAGATAGTAGTTGGTGGAGATGACTCTAAGAAAATAAATATAGCTGCATTTGAAGCTCTGCTTTATAGTGCTGCACAAGCTGCTAGTGCATATCCTGAAGCTGAGGGTGTTCCAGTTGCATTTGCATTTGGATGGTTAGACGATAACGGTCAAGTTGCAGAATATCTATCATATCAAGGATTTACGCTTAAATTCAATGTTTCTACTTCTGGATTATATATGACATATACAGTCAGCGGATATGCTTCACAGGCTGTACAGAGCAGTATGCCTGTATTACGGATTCCAGAACTTACCGGTGTTGTGCAACCGTCTGCAGTAGTAGAAGCACTTGCAAAAGCTGTAAAAGCTGATTACTACTATGAGTTAGATATAGACCACAATGATGCACCTACGCTTATTAGTCATGGTGCAATGACTACAAGTTTCAATCGCTACGTGCGTGGTACAATGAGCGGTGATGATGATTATGACACGTTTCCAGGATTGCTAAAACTATCAAAATCATATAGCGGATCTCGAGATGCTGCTGGCATAACTTATCCATATAAGAAACTAAGTCAGCTCATCAATAACACTACAGTTACACCGCTCAAAGAATTTATGAAGAAAAGTTTAACAGATACTTCACCACAGTGTGCTTCATTCTCCTACTGGGTAGATGAGCCGACAATGACATCTCCAGGAGTTATACATTACAAGAGTAACGCAGGATTAATGACATCACATATCGGAGATATATTACAATATGGTACTAAAGATACTAATATATTATCTATATCAGGTTCATATAATGGTATCGCATATAACATGACTGACATGAATTTTGCATCAGTAGGATTTTCACTTGATGGCAGCGGTAATACACTTATACAAGATGAACAAGTAGTAAACAGCTGGAGCAATTCATTATCAGAAGTATTTCAATCGGTAAACATTGTAAATGATATCAATGCAATTGCGTCACAGTTTAGTGGTGATTTTACAGTAAGTATTGCTGGTAGTGTAAAGAAATACGATGTAGCTCAACCAGTAACATTACTTGTCATGGTGGGCAATACTGTATCGCCAATTTCCGGTGTATATAATATAATGTCAGTAAGTCATCTAATATCTAATCAATTCATAACAACACTTAAACTACAGCGACTTACAATGAGTTCAGCTAATCAAGTAGCTTCGGCTCAAAATATATTTGTATCTGGTAGCAGTAACTACCCAAGTAATGCGTATACACAAACAACTAATGTAAAATCTGCGTATAAAGTAGATTTTGGAACATTGTACCCAACATTCCAGAATCTCGGTGCGGGTGCATCATATTAACATAAATAGGGGTGACATTATGGTGATTTCAAACTGTGTAATCACTAAGCAAACGTCTCAAGTCATTGAGGGTTGCACAACTAATCAATCACACATCGGAATTGATATATCAGGTGATTCTATTTACACAGCATACGATGGTACTGTTGTAGTAGCTAATCAAGGACATCTAGGACATTCAGTTATAATACAAACTGGGATGTCCTTCTGTGTTGTATATGGTCATTTGGCATCTATGAATGTTCATGCAGGGCAGTACGTAGCTGCAGGTGAATTGATTGGTGTTGCAGATAGATATGTACATCTAGAGTTACTCAGATTAACACAGTCAGCATGGCCCGTTCGCATAGGTGCAACGACTTGGTACAAAGCAGATCCGTCAAACATATTTACTGACACGTTATCAGCAGCAAATGAACATTCATTTGATACCCTAAACATTCGAGAAATTTCAAATTATCCTAGTGGTAAAACAGTAGAAGTTTCTGGATATAGTAAATTTATATTATCTAACAACAAAGGAGAATAAATTATGGGATTTAGTAAATATGCATCTGTAATAATGTATTCTCTACATTGTAATAAACCTAGAAATCATATTATTGATTCTGTGGCTATACATACTATGGCAGCTAATATTTCTGTAGAAAGCTGCGGTACTTGGTTTCAGAATCCTGAAGCACAAGCTTCATCTAACTATGGTATAGACTCTAGCGGAAAAATCGCAGGATACGTTGATGAAGACAATCGTGCTTGGTGTACAGATAGCTGTGGAGTTGATCATAGGGCAATTACAATTGAAGTTGCTAGTATGACAGATGATGAGCCTTATCAACCTACAAATGAAGCTTATGCAGCATTAATCAAACTATTAGTAGATATATGTTATCGACATAATATATATGAACTTAAATGGAAAAATGATATACATTATGCACTTGCTGCAGCAGATGGTGGACCGGTTCGAGAACAGAATATGTTCGTGCATAGATGGTTTAATATGGACAAATCTTGTCCAGGTAATTGGCTGTTTATGCATATGGATCAGATTGCAAATGAAGTAAACGAACAGTTGACGCTTGCTAAGAAGGGTAGGATGACTGCTGCAACCGTTACTAATTCAGTCACATACCTTTATGGAAGTGCTTCTTATACATCCACAGGTACTCCCGAATCGGCACCGGTTGATTACACAGAATATAATCCATATTTAGTTACACTAGTACGAAATTCTAAAATTGATTATTCAAAATTACACGATGCAGGTGTTATTGGTGGTGTTATTGAAGCTGGATATGTGTTTGAAGATAACAGACGACGTACCAAAGAATTTTTAAATCCTAACTTTACACAACAAGCGGATGCATTAGAAGAAATAAATATGCCGTACGGTTTGTTCATGTATGGCCGAGCCATTACACAAAAAGAAGCAGATGAGGAAATATTCCAATTTTCATTTCCTATACGTTCTAGAGTACCACAATTAGGTGTGTGGATATACTTAGATCTAGGACGAAACAAAGAAATTAACAATGGGATAATGGATAGATATTGGAAAGGTCTAGTTAGATTAGGCTACAAAGATCAAATGGGTATAATGGCCACTGGTTTACAACTATCATATATTGATTGGGATAGTTACAAAGATAAATTCTTCTTGTGGACATTAAATCATGTTAGCGATTTATCTGAATTAGATACTTTATTAGACCCTACATTTTTTGACACAGATGCACAGCGTGAATTCTATGATTCTAACAGTAGCATCTTACAGCAGTTATAGAGAGGTAGATTCATGCCAAGTAATACAGGATATAGTCCTAGATTAACAACTCCAGAACCTACTGCACAGTGGTGGAACTATGACTTTGCTCAAGGTAGATTACTAATTGGTAACTCTCCAGAATCGCAAACATATAATTGTGTGTTACCAAATTGCTTTTCAGGAGATACTGAAATCATGACAGATTTAGGTAATGTGTGTTTACGAGATGCAGTGAATACATCGCCAAATATTCTAACTATAGACGGAATATATCGAAAAGCTCAAATATGCGAGTTTGGGTTACAAGAACTTTGGTCAGTTACATTTAATAATGGTCATACTTATCGAGCTAGCGCAAATCACAGATGGCTGATATATAATCTAGCTGATGCAGAAGACTATCAAATCATTACTACCGAATGTTTATGCGAAGGTATGAGTGTTAAACTTGTAGCAACTGAGGAATTTGTTGAAATCGCTAATGTATATAATACTCATGAATTTGCTACAGTATATTGTCCAGTAGAACCTATCACGCATACTTGTGTATTAAGTGGAGGCGAGCTAACAGGTCAGTGTGTTGGATATGCTTGGGGCAGATTTGCTGAGATTATGAATGGATTTCCTGATGCACTTCCTACAGGTAATGCAGGCGATTGGTATGATGAGTCGCAAGTATATCAAAAAACTACAGACCCATATCAACCAAGGTTAGGTGCTGTAATTGTATGGAAGCCTAACCATGTAGGTATTGTAGAAGAAATTGAACGAGACGCTACTGGCAAAGTTATTTCGATAACTACATCCGAAAGCGGATGGTCTAGTCGTGTAGGGTGGAGCAATCGGTTTTGGACTACTAAAAGATATCCACCTAATTATGATGATTATAGCGGATATACATTTGTAGGATTCATATACAATCCTGCAGTTAGTGGTGATGCTGTTAGTATTGTAGACATAACAAGCCCTGAACACCCTGCAAGGAAATTTGTAGCCGAAGCTGAAAGTCATGTAGGCACTGGAGGGCATGCTTGGGTTCAGTCCATGACCAACATAGGGAATCAAGCTTGGTGCGCAGCTACTTGTTGTGCTGTTGCTAAGGCCTGT